AACCCGAACACTTCCTTTGATTGTAGCGGACTTGTGCAATGGTGCTATGGAAAAGTTGGTATCTCCTTACCGAGAACCGCACAAGCACAGTATGACGCTACCCAACATCTTCCGCTTTCGCAGGCAAAGGCTGGGGACTTGGTGTTTTTTCATTCTACCTATAACGCTGGTTCGTATGTAACCCATGTGGGAATATATGTGGGAAATAACAAAATGTACCATGCAGGTGTAACTTACTAGAATACTTGACACAAAGGGACATTCAGACGAAGAACAGTGGGGTCAACGTGAGATATCGTGGGAAACACCGATTTTTCAAGGGATTCAACGAATTTATAAAAGAAAAAACGAGAAGATGTGACAACGATTTTGAGAAAATCGAACGTCATGTCTTTTTTTGATGGAGTTATCCACAATTTTGTGGATAATAAAAAGGACAACCGCCTGGAAGCATTGGTTTTTAGCCATTTGTGAGCGATTGTCCTTTTCAAAATATTTGATTGATTGGTTGTAAGATGATTATAGCAAGTACAAGGTGCTGTGTAAATAGCTCTAGCGTTATAACGTGGCGTTACTGCGTTACAGATTTTTGACATGTATTTTGAACGTGTTCTCCAAAAGCCTTGAAAAATGGGCGTTACAAGAAAAACATATCAAAAGAAATGGCGTTACAGAGCGTTACTGTTTCCATTGATCCATCACAAAATTTAGAATAAATCAATGGGACATTTTTGCAACTATAAATCATGTGTGTCCCATTGCCCTATTTTAGCGGATTTAACCCGAATATGAGGAAAATAATTCCCTAAAAAGCAATGGGACAAAAATATATTGTTTTATGGGTTATAAATAACCCAAAAGAAGCAAAAAAAATTAAGCTGTTTCAACCGTTCCTTCGTCTTGGTCTGAAGAGGATGATTTTGCCGTCCTTTTGCCGTCCTTTTTTATACGGTTGTATTTCATTTGTGCAATCATGAGAAGCTCTTCCTGATCCTCTTCGGACATTCCATGAAAGAGTTCCAGAAGTCTTCGATCTGATTCTCCGATACAGGATAATTTTATCTTCTCCGCTTCAGGAGATTTTCCGGTCAACATCCAGTCTATAGAGCAATCTAATATTTCCGACAGTTGCGCCAAAGTGGCAGCAGCTGGCAATCTGTTTCCTCTCTCAATATCACTCATGTTTCCTGATGATATTCCTGCTCTTTCCTTTATTTCGAGCTGTGTGAGCTTCAGCTCTTTTCTACGTTCTTTTATTCTAGTACCTATTGATTGAATATCCAATTCCATGAATACCTCCATTCTCCTAATTCGAGTATATAAATCACCTATAACGGAGAAAAAGTGTTGACATTCTCCGATATAGGAGATATACTTGCTTTAGGGTTAAAAATAAACCAATCCAAAAATAACATATCCCAGTGATTTCTACAATCACAAAACAGTCGTTCGACTTAGGAAATTCTTCCGTGAGAGGGAGCTCTACCAAGTTAAAAACAGCCAGGACTTCCCTCCCTTCTACTTACGAGCGTACAGTGTACGCCCAGTTTCATCCTTTATAGTGATAGTGCTGATGCCTGTACTTTGCGAGAACGCATCAGCCAATGTCTCAAAGACATGACCTTCATCACAGTTGCCCTAACAAAGGAGAGACGAAATGATGATAGTTAATTCAATCGTCAAAATGGATGTCCTGGCTGCTTTTATATTTTAACACAGACAACAGGGGGATGCTACAAAAATGAAAACAGAAGAGATGTGTGCATCCTGTGTACACAACGGATACTGTCCAGGAACTTATAAGAAAGATCATTGGTGCGGTAACTGAACAAACAGGGAGGCGGTAAAAGTTGATTATAGCAGACAACAGCATGGAAGCATTGGTATGTCTGAAGGAAAGAATCGACAATGAATTAGAGAACGTAAGAGAAAAGAGCATAGAACTTCAGGAGCAGGAAATCGAACTCCAAAGGGAATCTGATGCACTTGAAGAAATGATTGAAAGTGCGGAGGTGGAATATCAATGAAAAATGGAAAGCTCCCGACACGGAATCAGAAGATCATGATGAAGTCCCACGGACTTGATTCAGAGAAGTATCTTGTGGTGAAAGATACCCAGGAGATGATGGAAGTGGTCGCAAGATCAGACCTGAAGAAACAGCAAATATATGGCACTAAGCCAAGAACAAGAAAGCTCTATAAAGCATAAATTGAAAGGTTGGTTGTATGGAAAACAAAGAAGATATTGTAAAGAGATTGAAGCTTCTGCTCATAGCAACCAGGGCAGGAAGTAATATCGCTGATCTGATTCTCACAGAGAATCAGTCGAAAGTGATTATCTTATTCAAGGCAGGCGGAACCAGGGAAGTGAACATTGATGGAGACTCCGGATATGCGATCATAATGGATGTGCTAAAGAAATTGTAACATGAAGGCGGTGATGGCATGAGGGCATCAAACAAGAGAAACTACTCGAAGCTTGGAAAACAGATCAAGAAGAAACTGATAGACAATGATATGACAGCTGCACAGTTGGCGGATGCGCTTGGTACCACGCCACAGTATCTGAATAAGATTCTTCATGGAGAGCGAAGCGGTGAGAAGTACATCGAGAAAATAAAACAATTATTAAACATAGCAGCATGAGAGGAGTGGAGAAATGGCGGATACATACGTGACACTCAACGAAGCTGCGGAACTGGAATCAATAGGGTATGACACCATGAAAAAAAGAATCCACAGAAATCCGGAGAAGTTTCTTATTACAAAGGAACAGAGGGAGACTGGTGGAAAGGAAATGACAATGGTGGCAATCTCATCCCTATCCAAAAAGGCAAGAACAGCCTGGAAGGAGAGGGAGAAGCTGAAAGCGGTTGCGGAAGCTCCGGTTCAGGAAGCAGATCAGGCGGAGGATACTCCGTGGTACGTTGAGGAAGACATTGACTGGTACATTGAAAATCACAAGAACGAATGGTACAAGGCTATGGAGTTAGGAAACCACATTCGGGAGTTCTTGGAATATGACGATAAGGGACGGACAGAGTTTGCAGAGAGCTTCGCACAGGAGAGACTTGGAAAAGGCAAGCGGACACTGTATCGGTACACCAAGAGTTATATGGAAGCTTCTGCATGGGCGGACAAGCTACACAAGGAAGATGGTGGAAATTATGACTTCTTCAAAGTGTTGTGCTTATGCCGTAAACCGAAGGAAGCAGGAACATTCCCAAGCTTCAAGCCAGAGGTTCGTCAGGCAATCAAGAACATATGGTTCAATGAAACCTTTGCACAGAACCAGGGTACAAGGGAAATGCTTTATGAAAAACTGGAAGCTCTAAAGAGCATCAATGGATGGGAGAAGATACCTTCATATTCAGCGGTGGCAAGGTATATCTCACATCTGATGGATGATGAGAACATGAGAAATGCGTGGTACCTGGCAAGCCGTGGAGAGCGTGAATACAAAAACAAAGTCATGGTCAAGGGTGAAAGAAATACCAAAGACCTCAAGGTCATGCAGGTGGTTATGGGGGATGAACATACATTTGACTGTTGGGTTGCATATACGCATCCAAACGGAAAGGTGACAGCCATCAAGCCTCATCTGGTGGCATGGGTGGATATCAAGAGCAGGAGAATCATTGGAGATGTAATGTGTAAGGATGCGAACAGTGATATCCTGAAGGACTCTCTCCTGAAGATGCTCTATCATGATACCATGTGTGTTCCACAGTACATCTACATAGATAACGGCAAGGACTACACAGCAAAGAACATGACAGGTTATGCAAGAAATGACAGACAGAGGATGGAGTTTGATGATGCTACAAAAGGCTTCTACAAGTCCATTGGAATTGAAGATTATCACCGAGCTCTTCCATATTATGCATGGACAAAGGGACAGGTGGAGAGATTCTTTGGAACTGTCTGCAACAAGTTCACAAAATGGTTCAGCAGTTACACAGGAACACTCACCGGATCAAAGACATTTGCGAAGGTAGAAAAGGACATCAAGGGAATGCTAGAACGTGGAGAACTCCTGACGATGGAAGAGTTTTATGCGGAGTGGTCGAAATGGCTCAAGACAAGTTACGATGTCAAGAAACAGGGTGGACTTGTAAACCAGGGAGAAAAATATGTCACTCCAAAAAGCTGTTGGGACAATGCAGAGAAATACTTCAAGGCAGTTCCACCAAAGAGTTATGCAACACTGCTCATGATGAAGTCAGAGAGATGCTTCGTGAGAAATGTTGGAATTAAACTCAATGGATACACATTCAGATCAGATGAGCTGTGTGCATACATCAACAGTTATGTGGATGTGAAATATGATCCTCACGATATGGCAACCATCTATGTATTCAAGGATGGAAAGCAAGTGTGTGAAGCATATTCGCAGGAACTCATGGTTTTTGCATCAGAGAATGGTGTGGAACAACAGGCACTCAAGGAACATTTAGGTAGACAGAAGAGACAGCTTAAACGAGACAAAGAGATTCTCAAGGAAGCAAATGTTCCGTTTACAGAAATCAATGACCAGTTTGTGGGATTCACTCCTACTACTGGCGGAATAAATCTGATGATAGAAAAAGAGCCTGAAAAGAAAGCTTGTAAGGTTGTTCAGATACCACAGGACAATACATATAAGAATGGATTCAGGGCATCCAAGCCGGAAGCAGAGGATGAAGACAACGAGTACATCAACAGAAAAGCAGAGGAAGCTCTCAAGGCTTTAAGAGCGTTATAATCAAAATATTTGTCACAAGAAAGGTTGGTTGAATTATGGAAGCATTAGCACAGAACACTTATACAATGGAAAAACCACTCCGTGAGCGTGTGGTCGAAATTTTAGCAGAACTGAAAATGAACAAGGCAGAGCTTGCGCTTAGAATGAATTTTTCAAGATCAGCAGTCAGCCAGTATCTGAATGGAAAGTACAATTCCAATCCTGAAGCACTGGAAGAGAAACTTACAGAATTTGTGAAGGAATATGAGGAGCATGTCAAAGCTGAAACAGGAGAGGTCATGTCTACCGGTGGAACAGTATCAGGAATCAAGCCGAAGATTGCATACTTTGAGTCAAGGGACTATATACAGACCATTGGTGTCTGCAAGTCCTGTCAGGAAAACATGGCACTTGGAATCATCGTTGCAAAATCAGGATATGGAAAGACTCACGCCCTGAAGAAATACTCAAAGATGCCAAGAGTTGCCTATATTGAATGTGATGACACTATGGCTTGTCGTGATCTGGTCGAGGCTATTGAGATTCAGATTGGAATGCCAAAGGGTTCCGGCGGAACAATATGGAGCAGAGTGAATCGGATCAGAGACTTCTTCAATGCAAATGAAGGATATCTTCTCATCATTGATGAAGCGGACAAGCTTATCAATAAATACACACAGAAGAAAATGGAAATCATCAGAGGAATCTTTGACCAGTCAGAGGTTGGAATAGTAATTGCAGGAGAGCCAAGACTGGAAGCAGAAATCAAAGGGAGCCTTGCACGTTTTGCGAACCGAATGGACTTCTATTATAAGCTGAAGGGATTGTCACAGCAGGAAGTGAAGGACTACCTGGAAGGATATGATGTGGACGATGCTGCCATGATGGAGTTTATCAGCAGAGCAACAAACACACAGACAGGATGCTTCAGACTCCTGGACAGAACTCTGAACAATGTGATCCGCATTCTGAAGGAGAGTGGACAGACACAGGTCACAATGAAAATTGTCAACCAGGCATCCAATATGATGATGTTGTAGAAGGTGGTGAGCATATTGAAGAAACAGATGTTTTTACTTGTTCTTACTGTATCAGCCATCATCATTCCATCTAAATCAACAGAGTGTGAACAGAGAGAACTGGAAGCAAGATATGAGTGCTGCATCGGAGTGGATGCAGACACCGAAGAAGTTGTGTCAGTTGTTCCAAGACCGGAATATGAACCTGATCCAATTCAGATTGATGCAGAGGACACATGGATTTCTGAAGAATATCAGTGGTACTGTGAGGAAATCGGGCAGATGTACAATATCTGTCCAGAGCTTCTCATGGCAATGATAGAGCAGGAGAGCTCAGGTGATCCTAAAGTGGCAAATGGAGCAGGAGACACAGGTCTCTTGCAGGTCAATGCAAAATGGCACAGAGACCGCATGGAGAAGCTTGGTGCCACTGATCTGACAGATGCCTATTCAAACATACTGGTGGCTACAGATTACCTTGCACAGCTGTTTGAAGAGGAAGGTGATGACCTTTATCTGGTACTGATGAAGTACAACATGAAGCATGACAGAGCAGAAGAACTGTATAACAGCGGAATCTATTCAGAATATGCAACCACGATATCACAGAGAGCATGGGAGCTTGAAGTGCTCCATGAACAGAAAGGAGATCAGCCATGAGAAGACGGATTGTTTTTGAAATCGAGGCGGAGGGTACAGAGAACATTATAGATTCCATCACAAAAATTATGATGGATAAGGTGGACTTGAACTGTGAGTTCAGCATCAGTCAGGAAATTGTTCCGGAAAGAATTTCCGAGAAGAAAGAGATACAGATTCCTGCATTCCTTCAGAACAGATGCATGAATCAGCAGGAGAAGGGAATGAGAGAAGCCATTCATAAGGAACAGAGAGGAGTGAGTGTTCATGGCTAGTCCAACAATCAGGATGCTATGGGGACTTGCAAAGTCTCCGGAACTTTCAATGACAGATGAGGAGCTGCACCTTTTGGTGTCAGCTCACACAGGAAAAGACAGTATCAAGGCATTGAATAAGAGAGAACTTGGAACAATGGTCAGCGTTCTTCAGAATATGAAGGACTCATCATCCAAGGGAACCAGGAACAGACAGAGACAGACTGGAAACGTAGGTACAGAGAATCAGCGGAAGAAAATTTATAAGCTGACAGAGGAACTTGGATGGGACAAGAAGGCAAGAGTCAATGGACTCTGCAAGAAGATGTTCAAAGTGTCAAGTGTGGAGTGGCTCAATTATCAGCAGTGTTCCAAACTGATTGAAGCATTGAAAAGCATGGTAGAAAGGGAAAAAGGAAAAGCATGAGCGAAGTGAAGAAAGTAATTAAGGTGTTCGAGGATGGAGCATATGAAGACGTAGAGCATGGAGTTCTGATTGGATGTAATGGAGATGATTTCAATCTTCAGTTTATGGATGTATCTCCAATGGATATGTGCAGGGCAGCAATCGGACTTGTGGAAGGAATAAAAAAGCTTGGGTTTGAAAAACTCATGGATGAGTTATCTTCCTTCTATGCTGACGAGGAAAAGCCGGAGGTAAAAATTCATGGAGAAGGAGAGTAGGCTTCTGATAGTCCTGAAGGAGGGCAAGGTTGAGTTCCAGACAGAGAATACTGATATGGTGGAGCTTGCTACCATGTGCGGAGCATTAGAGCAGCTCATGGGTGTGGAAGCCATACGAAGAGGAAAGAGCCTGGATGATGTGAAAGACAGTATGCTTGATATTCACCTTGCAGCCATGCAGACTCTGACCGAACAGATCATCAGAGAGAAGGAGGAGAGTGATGGCATCTAAGAAGAAACCGATGACCAAAGCCGAGAAAAAGTTCCGGTCACAGATAAAAAAAGATATGCAAGAGAGAGGTATCCTTCCACCGGATAAGCCAAAGCTGAACAGAAAAAAATATATTGAAGAAGCTAGAAATGAGTGGAACGAAAAAGATAATGAATGCCATGTTTGGGAATTATATCTGCATGAAGCAATAAGTTTGACTTTGGAATTGACGGACAGACAGAACAGAGCATCACCTGAAGCTGTTGGAGTAGCTAAGACACTGAAACTTGCTATTCGGCTGAAAGAGTTTCATGACAAGGTAAAAAAAGAAGGTAGAGATACCTACAAGATAGGAGAATACCTTGAGTATATTCAAGACATACTCGATGCGTAAGAAGGTGAGCAGATTGAAAAAAATCAGATACATCTGTGACAGATGTGGAGAAGAGATCATTGATGCAGGTACCAAGATAGTTCCCCACTATTTTGATATGACAACAGAAGACCTGACAAAGCCACTGTCAGGAGCAGCGGAGTCCATGCACTTCTGCATAGACTGCACCATGCACATTCTGGAAGAGATGCAGCCAATCAAAACTGAAGAGCAACCAGTGGAAAAACCAACTCCGGAGAAACCAAAGAAAAAGGAAAAGTCACTGGATGCAGGAAAGGTGATGGCTCTGCATCAGGCAGGATGGGACAATGACAAGATAGCTGATGAAATGGGTGTTACTGCAAGACAAGTATATCAGTGCATCTATTATCAACAAAATAAAAAGAGCCTGGATCACATCCGGGAGAAGGAGAAACAGCCATGAAAAACGGATATAAGAAGCTGACGAGCCACGGCTCAATCAGTATTCCAGTAGCAATGAGAAGAGATATTGGTCTTCAGGGTGGAGACCCGATGGAAGTATCACAATCAGGTGGAGATATTATCATCAGACCATATACTCCGAGATGTGTGTTCTGCGGTACCACAGAAGGAGTATATAAGTTTGAGGGCAAGGGAATCTGTTCAGAATGCGCAGAGAAAGCTCTTGCAATCATGGAAGGAGGAAGTCACTAATGGCATTATATGCATATGCAGAGATGAATAATGCACAGCTGGTCACAGCAGCTGTGAAGTTCGATCAGGAACAGAAGGAATACAAGAAGGAACTGGATGCAGTCAAAGCAGAGCTTCAGAGCAGAGGTCTTCAGATTATCGAAGACCGCAATGTGAAGTTCATCAAATTCTTTTCTTCAGATGGGAATGCTTCTGTTATGGACAGTCAGCAGATTGATGTACTGAATCCGGATAAGCTGAAAGAACTTCTTTCAGAAGGTATCTGGAAGGCAAAGGTAAAAGAAACAACAGAGACAAAGTACAAGTATGATTCCAAACTGGAACAGATGCTCAAGGCAATCTTCACTGGTGACTACACATTTGAGTACACCATTGAGGAGTTCATGGATGAGATGTCAGTGAAACCTGATGAGAAACAAAAGAAGCTTCTTATCAAGAAACTGAAGGGTGACTATGTAAAAGACAAGCAGACACTTGTGAGCGTACTTGGGTATCAGAATGAGGATGCTGCTCCGGATTTTGATGTGGAGCTTTTCTATATATACAAGATCAAGAATGGAGAGCTTATCAAAGCATTCCTTCCGGAGGACTGTCTGGATCAGACAATTGAGGACATCAAGAAGTGCCTGATCGTTGACACAAAGACAAGCGTTACTATTGATTATGACAAAGAATAGGAGGAAACAGTCATGAGCGAATTTTCAAGCGAAGCAAAGAAAGCAGGTCTTCAGGAACCGGAGAAGCCAGTGCCTGAAATGACAGAAGAGGAACTGAAAACATTCAGAACATCATTTGATCCTGACATGATGGGATTCGATGGAGCAGAAGGAGCAGATGAAGAGGAGGAGGGGACAGAAGATGGCGAATAAACCACAGATTAACAAACTGATTTCAAAGGTCAACTTCAGCGATTCAAACAGATCAGCAGGTCAGATCAAGTACCTGGTAAAGCATTATGTAGGAGCTACTGGCGGAGCTGAAGCAAATTGCAAGTATTTCTATGATACATACAGAGGAGCATCCGCTCACTTTTTTGTAGGACACAATGGTGAGATATGGCAGTGCGTGGAAGAGAATGACACAGCATGGCACTGTGGAGCTAAATCCTATAAACACAGTGAGTGCAGAAATTCCAATTCAATCGGTGTTGAACTTTGTGTCAAAAAAGATAAGAATGGGAAATGGTACTACACAGAGAAAACAAAGAAAGCAGCCATTCAGCTGTTTGCTTATCTGATGGATAAGTATGGAATTGATGAAAGCCATGTGCTTCGTCATTTTGATGTCACTGGCAAGATATGCGGTGAGCCGGATGTTCGTTCCGAAAACAAGGTATGGAGCACATTCAAGAGTGCTATTTCATCTTATGGGAAGGGAGCTGCTTCCTCATCTAGTGGAAGCTCTTCAGGAAGCTCATCTTCAAACGGATCAGCAGCAACATCTTCAGGAGTTCCGTTCAAGATCAGGACAACGTGTGATGTATTAAACATCAGAGCAGGTGCAGGAACAGGGTTCAAAGTGAAAGGACAGATCAAAGAGACAGAAGCAAATAAAAATGTCTACACTATTGTGGAAGTCTCTAATGGATGGGGCAAGTTAAAGAGCAAAGCCGGATGGGTTTCACTGGCTTACACAAAAAAGGTATAGAGAGGTTGGTTTGAATGAATGATGAACTGTTAAATGAATTGATTGGTGAGACCAGGATGGAGGACATAGCGGAACGCTACCAGGAGATTGTGAAAATCGTTGGAGTTCAGAAGTTCGTGGAACTTAGCAATTATGCACGAGGCGATGAAATTTATTTTCCGAAGGTTGAGAACGTGGTCAGTCCTGCAAGGAACAGGCGAATCAAGAAAGAATTTAATGGTTCAAATGACAAGGAACTGGCGGACAAGTACAACCTGACCATCAAGCAGATATGGAACATCCTGAAGGATGAGCCACCTGTTGGTCAGATGACATTTGATGATCTGCTTAATGGGATGTAGGTTGCCGACATAACTGGTCAAGTGACACATTCAATGCATCAGCTAATTTGATGAGCGTGGAGACTCTACCGTCCCCACGCTTTTCTAAATCTTCAATAGTGCGGACTGAAACACCAGAGAGGCGTGACAACTCCGGAACTGACAGATTTTGTGACTTTCGTATTTCTCTAAGGTTCATAAGTGCCTCCTAAAAAAGAATGTGGTACAGTGCCACCAATAGAACGATTGGAAGCACAAACAGCAGGATACGGATGATGAGTCCAATGGACTCCTGGAACATTTTTTTCAATTCTTTCATGTTGTATTCTTGAGGGAATTGTGATATTTTAGTAGTAAAGGAAGGGGCTTTCGCCCCAACCTACTACTTTGTTAAAGAGTAGATGATGAAGAGTATCACACCGGCGAGTGAAGATATCTTCCAAGAGAGCTTGATGAGTTGGTCGAACAACTTGTTGAGCTCTTTTATTATCTCCGTCATCTCCTTGATTTTGTCCCTCAAGGGTATCACCTCCTTACAAGTATTATAATACCACGTATATACGTGGTTGTCAACGGAAAAATACCGATTTTATGCGGTTTTCTTAAGAAATTTCCCGGAAAATATTATCCAAAAATGCTTCCCCTAAACAGTCCAAACCAAACAACCTATAATCAGGTCATGACTTAAAAGTCATGACCTTCTTTTTGTTGCCCTAACAAGGAGAGTGATATGTCTATGACAGAATTATTGACAATGATCGGGATAGAGAATGCAACAAAAGCGGTGACAGCTTTGCTGATCTTCATCAGTGCTTGCGCATTTCTCACATCACTGGTCACAGAAGGACTGAAGTGCATCAAGAAAATTGATAGCCTTCCAACCAAGCTTGTGTGCTACATCGTGGCAATCGTACTCACGACACCAGTGATGTGTGCGATGATGGCATTCATGAAAATGCCGATTGAGTGGTACATGGTCTTTGGATCGTTCCTGGCTTCGTTCGTAGTGGCGAAGGTCAGCATGAGCGGATGGGATGATGTGAATGAACTCTTTGACAGGCTATTCAGAACTAAGTAAGGCGGTGGTCATATGGATTATGTGATTACCTTCTCGGATGTGATGGCAGCTGTTATCACATTAGGACTTGGTGCTATTGGCTTCTTCATGAAGCGTTGGATCGGCAACGTGGAACAGGGGAGCAAGGCACTGCAACAGGCACTAGAAAATACAACAGATTCGCTGAATAAAAAAATCGAACAGGGCAACAGAGACATTCAGGAAATAATTCAGAAGAATGATGAAAAGGTGAATGAGCGAATCGACAAACTGGAAGAAAAGACTGGTAAGGACATCCAACATATCAAGCAGGAAATCAATGATATCAAGGGTGATTTTGCCACAACCTTCGTACTCCGTGAGGACTTCTTCCGATCAATGAACGGAGTGGAGGACAAAATCAAGGGAATGGATAACAAGCTTGACAGGCTGCTCTTGATGGGAAAAGAAAAATAAGTGAGGTGAGGAACATTGACAGACATGGAACAGGCAGAGATCAAACAGAACAAAGCAATCAGGGGATACATCATCAGATGCCTGGTAAAAGGATTTAACAACACAGCACTGACTAGACAGATTTCTAATTCGATGATGGCAGCTGGTCTCATCGTTTCCCCGGATATCAGCAAGTATCTGGACTATCTTCAGGGAGCAGGATACATCGAGTTCACAGCTGAAAAGGTCACAGCCTACACAGCTTATGCAAAAGATGCAGTCATCAAGCTCACCAAAGAAGGAGTTGACCTTGCTGAAGGAACAACTGAAGATGCAGGAGTTGATGTCTAATGGCAAAAAAGAGGACACGGACAAGAGTATCTTCAAAGATTGATGAGCTCCCTGAAGAGTTGAGAGTGAAAGTTGATGTGATGCTTGCTGACACATCGAATACTTATGAATATATCAGCCAGTACCTGAAACAGGAAGGCTATGAGATATCTAAGTCAAGCGTTGGAAGATATGCTATGCGTTCTAACACCGCGACACAGAGACTACTTGAGGCACAGGCACAGACCGAACAGCTCATCAGAGTTGTGAAAGACAATCCCGATGCAGATTATACAGAAGCTGCAATCATGCTGACCATGAATGGATTGGTCAATAAGGTGGCAACAGCAGAGGAGGAGTTCCAGGAGATGCCACTGGACAAAGCAGGTAGGCTCATTGCTTCGCTGTCCAGGACAAAGGTCTATAAGGACAGAGTAAGACAGGACATGAAAAAGAAGGCAGATATTGCCTTCAAAGAAATGGAAACAGAGATGATGAAGGTCATCAAGAATGATCCACAGTCAGCGGAACAGCTGAAGGATATTCTGACAAGAGCGAAGGAGAGGATGATGGAAGATGATTGATCTTGACGATTGGATCAGAGAACTGGATGAAGAACCGGATAGAGAAATCATTGACCATGCAGCATATCAGGAGCAGCTCTTCAGTGAGTATGTCATCCGTGGTGATGATAACAAGGAAAAACGAGAGGAACTTCTGAAGAGGTTTAAGGATGGGGAAACGCTTTCCGGTGAAAAAGGACTTCGGAAGGAGCTTGCAGCATTTGACCTTGGATATTTTGGAAGAGCTTATCTATCACACTATTTTGTCAGAAAGTCACCTGCATTCCATGAGGAACTGGATGCGATATGGGAAAGCGGAGTCATGAAATCAAAGAATCCGTTGAAATGCGCAAAGGAAATCTCAAGGATGAAGGGTTCCAGGAATGTCATAGCAGCTCCACGAGGACATGCAAAGAGTACAAATCTTACATTCAAGGATTCACTACATGCCATTGTGTACGGATACAAGCATTATATCCTCCTGTTATCTGATTCTTCGGATCAGGCAGAGGGATTCCTGGATGAAATCAAGACAGAACTGGAAGAGAATGCAGACCTGATTGAAGATTTTGGAAGCCTGAAGGGTGATAAGACTTGGAGATCAAACGGTATTCTCACCAAAAATGACATAAAAGTGGAAGCTATCGGCTCCGGAAAGAAAGTCCGTGGTCGAAAACACAGGAACTGGAGACCAGACCTCATTGTTTTGGATGATATCGAAAATGATGAGAATGTAAATACACCAGAGCAGAGAAGAAAGCTGAAGTCATGGTTTGAAAAAGCTGTGTCAAAGGCAGGAGATACCTACACAGATATCATGTATATCGGAACAGTTCTCCATTATGATTCTCTTCTTAGCAATGTCCTTCAGAACCCAAGATATCATGCAAAGAAATACCGAGCAGTTATCTCCTGGTCGAAGAATCAAAGCTTGTGGGATGAATGGGAATCCATTTACACGAATCTATTCAATGAGAGCCATGAGATTGACGCACAGACATACTTCGAGGCAAATCGTGAGGAGATGCTCGAAGGAACAGAGGTCTTGTGGGAAGACAAGCTATCCTATTATGACCTGATTGAAATGAAGGTAACAGAGGGAGAGGCTTCCTTCAATAGTGAACTTCAGAATGAGCCGATTGATCCTGATAATGCAACATTCAATGAGGAATGGTTCGACTGGTATGAGCCGGAGCTGATGGACTGGAAGAGTTCAGAGTTCGTATTCATTGGATCAAATGACCCTTCACTGGGTAAGAATAAGAAATCAGATACCAGTGCCATTATTAACCTGGCACTGTCAACAAAAACTGGATACATGTATGTGGTGGATGCTTCGATCGAGAAGAGAAAACCTGACATCATCATTGAGGATGTGTTCGAGATCAACCGCAGACTGAAAAGAGACTATTCAAAAGGATTTTACAAGTTCGGTGTTGAGACGGTACAGTTCCAGTATTTCTTCAAGGATGTCATGGCGCAGAGGTCGGCGGAACAGGGAGAGTACCTTCCAATCGAGGAGATACAGAGCCTGTCCAATAAGGTTCTTAGAATTGAATCACTTCAGCCAGTCATCAAAAATAAGTATCTGAAATTTAACAGGGAGCACAAGACACTGATTAAGCAGCTGACAGAGTTCCCAATGGGAAAGAATGATGATGCACCTGATGCGCTTCAAATGGCTGTGCAGCTTGCACAGAGTATCAAGGGAATTGTCACAAGTACCAAGTACAAGAGTGTTATCAAAAGAAAGTTCCGTATGGGTAAAGGTGCCTACTAGGAGGTGAATGGAGTTGGCAAAGAAGAAAAAGAAGATCGTAAAAGAGCAGCCGTTCAATCCGGAAGTAGACACTGGACTTGGAAGACCAGTCAGGTCAAGGGTGGCGGTTGGAGATGTAAATGATAAGTATTCAACCTATCCATCCAATGGACTGACACCAAGACGGCTTGCAAGAATCTTCAGAGCAGCGGATGAGGGAGATGTATCTGAACAGATGGAACTCTTCGAGGAAATGGAAGAGAAGGATACACACCTGTTCTCACAGCTTCAGACAAGGAAACTTGCAGTCACTGGACTTGACTGGGAAGTTCAATCGTTCAGTGATGATGAGAGAGATAAAGAGATTGCAGAGTTCATTGATGAGCAGCTGAAAGGAATTGAGAACCTAGATGATATTTTTATTGATATGCTCGATGCCATTGGTAAAGGCGTGAGCGTCATGGAGATTGAGTGGGGACTTGATTCAGACCTGACAAACATCATTGAAAATATTGAGTACGTTCATCCTAAAAAACTGATCTGGGACTTCCAGACAGATGAAATGAAGATATGCACAAGAGAGTTCCCTTCAGGAACATCTCTTCCGGAAAATAAATTCGTGGTACATAAGTACAAGGCAAGGTCAGGACATACAAGCAGAGCAGGAATCCTCCGAGTTGTTTCATGGATGTATCTATTCAAAAATTATGATGTGAAGGACTGGGTGGCATTCTGTGAAGTGTTTGGTATGCCTCTCCGACTTGGAAAGTACAGTGCAGCTGCTTCAGATGATGATAAGAAGGCATTGATGGAGGCTATCTACAGCCTTGGAACAGATGCAGCCGGAATCATACCGGATTCCACGATAGTTGAGTTCATCGAGAGCCAGAAGACAACAAGTGTTGAAATCTATGAGAAGCTTGCAAGATATTGTGATGAGCAGATCAGTAAGGCTGTCCTTGGACAGACACTATCCTCTGATTCAGGGGGAGGATCATACGCACAGGGTAAAGTTCACAATGAGGTCAGACATGACCTGACAGTAGGAGATGCGAAAGCATTGGCTGTGACAGTCAGGAGAGACATTATCAGACCATTAGTGGAGTATAACTTTGGATATGATGCTGATGTTCCATTCTTCACGTTTGACTGCCAGGAGGCAGAAGACCAGAAAGAAACAGTTGAAATTTATAAGACCCTAGCTTGCGATATGGGACTTGAAATACCAAAGAGTCACATATACAAGAAATTCAATATACCAAAACCTGAAGATGGGGAAGAGGTTCTCCATCCAAGACTTGTAACAGAGACAAGAGAGCCACATCTTCCAATGGATGATGGTGAGGAAAAGAGTCTGAAGGATGAAACAGGACAGACAGAGCAGGAACAGGTTGACCTGATGGCAGCTGAAGCACAGAAACAGGCAGAGAAGGCATTTCATGAAATGCTGAAGCCTATTCTCAATATGCTTGACACAACGGACAATCTGGAAACTCTCCGGGAGGTTCTAAAGGATAAGAAGGAAATCAAGAAGCTTTATGAGCAGATGGATTCTCCTGAACTGGAAGACATTCTTCATCAGGCTATTTATCTGTCAGAGCTGATGGGAAGGAGCATGGAATGAAAAAAGCTGAATATGGACTCACAGGTGACTTCATATTCAAGGAGGCTGTTGAGTTCCTGAAAAAGAAGACACCACTGACATCAGTGGAATACCGGGCAATCAGTGATGAGTGCAAGGGGAAGGCTTTCACAGTATCAGGATATACAAGCCTTGAAGTGCTTCAGAAGTTCCTTGATGAACTGACGGATGCTTGCGAACAGGGTAAGACAAAGAAGGACTTCATGGATACCATGAATGACTTCCTGGAACGAAACGGATATGAAGGACTGAATCCATTCAATGCAGATGTGATATTCAGAACCAACATGCAGACAGCTTATAATGCAGGACACTATAAGAGCATGACCAATCCCACAACAAAGAAGTTAAGACCCTTTTGGAAATATATCACGGCAGGGGATGGAGAGGTAAGGGAATCACATGCACAGATGGAAGGAAAGATATATCCGGCAGATGACCCTATATGGGATATCTGGTATCCACCAAATGGGTTTCGATGCAGATGTACAGTGGTCAGTCTGACAAAAGCACAGGCAGAGAGGGAAAAGGAACACATCAGCAAAGGTCTTCCTTATGATGTGGACTATTCCACAGGAGAGATACTGTACCAGTATCCTGACAAAGGATTCTCAAACAATCCTGCAAAAGATACCTGGAAACCTGATCTGACAGGAGTGGATTCCAACCTGAAGAGTGCATTCAGGGAGAGAGAAAAAGGGAAATGATGTCAGAATAGGACAGAAACAAAATCAAGCCGTTTTGAGCGAATCGGTGTCCACTAGGGTAGGAATTTCCACCGAGGAACAAAAAACACCGTTATAACGCGTTATAACGCTATTAGAAAGGCAAATAAAGAGGAGCTGATGGCATGAGTAAATTTATTGTGTGCTCCGGTGACACAGTTGATGTTGATGGAGTACCAAAAGAAATCAAGATTCTTCCTCTTGGTCTCGTTCATTCACAGAAGGGTGACTTCAGTGTGGATGATGAGAGCGTGGAAATGATAAGACAGCAATTCAAAGACCGAAAGCTTGACCTGGTGATTGATTATGAACATCAGACGCTGAAGGACATCCAGGCTCCTGCCGGAGGATGGATCAAAGACATTTATAAAGGTGATGATGCTGTCATAGCCAAGGTTGAGTGGACACCAAGAGCTGAAGAATATCTGAAGAACAAAGAGTATAAGTATCTCTCACCTGTTGTGATGGTGAGAAAAAAGGACAGGAAAGCAATGGCAATCCACTCTGTTGCCCTGACCAACACTCCAGCTATTGATGGAATGTTCCCTATGGTGAACTCCATTGATATAGAGAATATTGACGAAAACGAGGAGGAAACAAAAATGGACTTAAAAGAGTTAGCAGTTATGCTCGGACTTCCTGAAACCGCAACAGAGGATGAAGTGAAGGAAGCAATCTCCGCAGCAAAGAAAGCAGCTGAAGACAAGGCAAAAGCCGAACAGACAAAACCAGGTGAGAAGATGGAAGAGAATGCAGACAAAGGTGGAGCAGGATGCGAACCAGTTGCAAATTCTGTTGTGCTTTCACTTCTTGGTCTGAAGGAAGATGCTAAGACCGAGGATGTTGCAGCAGCTGTCATGTCATTGAAGGCAGGTGGAGCTGATGCGGAAATGATCGCACTCAAGAAGGAACTGAAGGAGCGCAATGCGGATGATCTCGTTCAGATGGCACTCAAAGATGGTAAGATCACGGCTGCACAGAAGGAATGGGCGAAAGCCTATGCTCTTAGTGACAAAGAAGGATTCAAGTCCTTCCTGGACAAAGCTCCTGTTGTTGTTCCACAGGGAAAGCTTGACCTGAAGGATGCACCAAAGAGTGAAAAGGCAGAATATGACACAGCCATTCTGAAGAACTGTGGCATCTCCGAAGAGGATGTCAAAAAATATTTCAAAGAGGAGGACTAATTCATGGACAGAGTAGGAAATGAAAAAATGGGATCAATGGAATTGAACATCCCAGTAGCAGCATCAACAACAATTACAGAGGCTCACATGGTAGCAATCAATTCTGATGGATATGCAGTGGAAGCTTCCAAAGCTGAAGGTCTCAATGTTGCAGGTTGCGCAATGAGATACACAGAGAACGAAGGTGCAGCCGGAGAGGAAATGGTTTCGGTAAGAAGAGGAGCTTTCGTATGGAACAATGACGGAACAATCGAGAACACAGACATCCTGAAGGAATGTTATGTATCAGATGCACAGACAGTAACCATCACAGCAGAGGGTTCCAGTAAGGCAGGAGTGATCCTTGCAGTAGAAGACGATGGTGTCACAGTAGAAATGTTGTAGGAGGAGACAAACATGTTAGTAAACCAGGCAAATTTGAGAGGGCTTAATGTAACATTTTCAACCGCTTACAATAAAGCCTTTGACGGAGTAAAGAGCAATTATGAGAAGATCGCCACAACAGTTCCAAGTACAACCGCAGAGACAGACTACAAATGGCTCGGTCAGTTGCCACAGATGAAGGAATGGATTGGCGAAAGAGAGATTCAGAAGATGGCTGCATATGGCTACAGCATCAAGAACAAGAAGTTTGAGATGACTGTTTCCGTTCCAAGAGATGATATTGAGGATGACCAGTATGGAGTATATACACCATTATTCTCCAACATGGGAGAAGCAGCTGCGGAACATCCTGATACATTGGTATTTGATGCAATGAAGAACGGATTCACAGAGAAGTGTTATGACGGTAAAGCATTCTTTGCAACAGATCATCCATCAGGAGAGGGCGGAAAGACACCAACAAGCAATATGTCACACTTGAAGCTTTCCGCAGATTCTTATGAGGCAGCTCGTACCGCTATCATGAGCGTGACAGGTGACAAGGGAAAGAGCCTCAATCTTGTTCCAAACCTTCTTGTGGTATCACCGGCAAATGAGAAGGCAGCAAGATTGATCCTCAAAGCAGATCAGATTGAGGGAACAACCAATGTCTACAAGGACACAGCTGAATTGATGGTTGCGACAGAGCTTGCAGACAAACCTGATGCATGGTTCTTGTTATGCACCAATAAATTCCTGAAACCATTCATCTTCCAGAAGAGAAAACCAGTCAAGCTCACAGCTTTGACAAAGGATGATGATGAAAATGTATTCATGAGAGATGAGTTCATCTGGGGAGCTGATGGTCGTTCCAATGCCGGATATGGCTTCTGGCAGATGGCATATGGTTCTGATGGAACTGCTCAAGGCTAGGATGGTGAGATAGATGGCATATTGTACCGTTAGTGAAGTGCTTGACATGCTGAAGACAGATATGATGAATGTCATCATCGGAGATGATTATATCGAGGATGAGCAGGAGAGAATCAAGGCGATTACTCCATTAGCAGAACAGGCTGTCAGTGATGCAGAGGCAGAGATTGACGGATACTTGGCGAAACGGTACAAGGTGCCGTTCACCAAGACACCGCAGGTCATCAATAAATTTGCGAAAGATATCGCCCTCTACAACCTGGTATCAAGGAAGGGTGTTGATGAGTCGGAAAGAGAGAAGACATATCTGACAAGATATAATTCAGCAATCTCCTTTCTGACGAAGGTCGCAGAGGGAAAGATAGACATTGGAGTCTCTGAAAAAAGCACAGAGGATGCTGCAAAGAATGGCTTTTCCATGAAGAGCTCCGAGCGTCTGTTCACAAGAGGAAGCATGAGAGGATGGTGAGAGCATGTCTTCTGTATCAGTAAGACTGGAAGGAGACACAGATCAGCTGCTCGAACGCCTGAAGAGTATGCAGAATGTGGACAAGGCAGGAGTCATGAATGCCATTGCTGAAGGCTTGAGGACTTCCACTGTTGAGCGTTTCCGTTCGGAGGAGTCTCCTGACGGACATAAGTGGGAGCCTTCCATAAGAGCACAGCAGAAGGGTGGCAAGACGCTGACCAAGACAACAGCACTGAAAACATCAATCAAATCCCAGGCAGATGAGTCTGGTCTTGCAGTTGGAACGAATCTGGTATATGCAGCTACTCACCAGTATGGTGATGAGAGAACTATCAGGGCAAAGAATAGTAAGTATTTACGTTTCCAGATAGGAGACCGTTGGGTCAGCGTTCCTTCCGTTCGGGTAAATATTCCGGCAAGACCGTTCCTTGGAATCAGTGAACAGGACAACAGGGAGATTCAGGATATCCTGGAAGAAATTTTCGAGGAATAACACATGAAAGTAGAAAGGGACTTTTTAGTCCAGACGCTGAAGGATGCAGGAGTCAAAGGAAAGATTCATGAATCCATGAAGAGTCTGAAGAACTGCAATGAGATTCACGTAGGAGCTGTCCTGCGGATCGGCGAGAAGTTCTCTCGTTCAGGCTCAAAGAAAAAATACACAGACCAAGAGGGGCAACGGAAACAGAGGAACCGCCTGTTTGACAGGACAACCACTCTGCATGTTGTCATTGCAGACTCGGATGAGGACAAAGTTGAGGATATACTCACGAAGTTCCTGAAACAGATTGCCAAAGGACTTGAAGTTGATGGGAACTGGGTTGGCATCGAGCTTGGTGATGCGGACTGGGTAGAAGGGGATGATAGCATCCTGAAGAGCAAAATTGCAGTTGAATTTGATGTCACATTAACAGGTGGCGTTTACACAGATATAGACCTGAAGGGTGTCAATATTGGCAGTATCGGGTCAGGCAATTAGGAGGAACCAAGATGGCAGAGAATAAAGCAAAAGAATATAAAGCCATTGAAGAACTCAAAGGCATCCATAACACTTCGGATGCAGTTTTTGAGGGAGTCAAGGCTGCAAACGGTTGGAAGACCGGAAAGATGGTAACGGTGGCAGAATATGAAAAGGCTGTCACAGCATTCGGTAAAGCACCGATTGATGGAAGAGAGGTGAAAAAATAATGTTCAGTGAAGTAAATGCAACAATTATTGATGGTAACCTTGGAAAGAACAGCTCCACAGGAACAGGAGTCCAGATCAAGATTGGTGTTGGAACACCAGTCAGCGAAAACCCTGTCCTTATAACGAACTCCATGAAGGTTGATGAAATCAAGAAAAAGCTTGGATATACGCCTCTTGCTGATTCCTGCATTGATGCAACAGAAAATGGTCTGAAGACCATCTATGCGCTTCCGATGAAAGCGGATGTTGATGGAGAAATCGGTGAGGTGACAAAGACAGGAGAAAGCAAGGGTACTTTCAAGGTAACAGGAAAGCCAAACAATGCGTATGACATGGTGGTGAAGATCACAGAGACAGGTGATACAAACGAAGGAAGCTTCGCTTATTCCATTGATGGAGGAAACACCTTCGGAGAGGACATCACAATCCCTCTTGGTGGAACATACGTGGTACCAGGAACCGGTCTCACCCTTTCCTTTGAGGATGTTCAGACAGAGGAGAAGTCATTTATTGCAAATGATGCGTATTCATTCGCTACAACATCACCAACAATGAACAATGCAAGTGTTCTGAAAGCAGTGGAAAGACTCATGACATTCAATATGCAGTATGAGTTGATCCACGTTGTAGGTGTGTCAAGTAAAACACTCTGGGCTGCACTTCAGACGGAAGCTGATGTGTTCATGAATACCTATAAAAAGCCTGTTCTCTTTGTATGTGAAGGAAGAGGCGTTCAGGAGAAGGAGACTCTTGAAGAGTATCTGGAAGCAATGACAGCAGAGAGAAAAGGAATCAGCAGCAGATATGTGTGTGTATGCCTTTCCGTTGCGTCTTATGTAAGAAAAGACCTAAGAACACAAAGCATCAACATGGCAGGTGTTGTCACTGGTCTGCTTGGACAGGCAAAAGAAAGCCTGTCTATCGGATGCGTAAAGCAGTTCCCTGTTAGCTCTGCAAAGCTTCTGAAACTTCTTCCTGAAGGAATTGAAGAATACAGTCAGGTACTTGATGAACTTGGATATACGGTTTTCAGACAGTATAACGGACTCGAAGACTTTTATGTGTCCAATGCAAATGTTATGTCTCCTGCATCCAGTGACTTCACATATGTAGAAAATGTGAGAGTTCTCAACAGACTTGTCCGTGGAGTGTGTCAGAAGGCAGCAGAGAACATCCAGGCAGAGGTAGACCCGAATGATCTGGAAGGATCAGTGAAACCAATGGAAGCAGAGTTGAACATTCCGATTGAAGATGCTATTAGAGATAAGATCATCAGCTCCGGAGAGGTAACAATCGACACAGAGGATGTGAACATCCTTGTGGATGAGACACTGAATGCACATATCGAGTATGTACCAATGGGTACAACCAGAACGTTCAATCTTGACTTCGCAGTGAATAATCCATACCGCTCATCCAGCGAGCAGTAGTGAAGAAAGGAGAACAACAACATGGCATTGATTAACGGAAAAGTATATGACTGGAACAGTGTGACTATCAATGTATCCGGTATGGAGAACATTGAACTTCAGGAAATTTCCTACGATGATGAGCAGGAAGTTGATCCTGTCTATGGAAAAGGCGGGAAGATTCGAGGATATGGAACTGGTAATCAGAAGAACTCCGTGAAGCTTTCTATGCTCCGTGAGGACTTTAATGAGATGACTAGAGTTATCAAATCAAAGGGATATAAAAACTTCTATAAGTACATGGTTCCAAAAATCACAGTAAGCTATGCGGATGACGGAGCTGCAACATCAACCGACATCATCACAAATGTGAAATTTTCAAAGAGATCATTGAAAGCAGCACAGGGAGATAAATCTATGAAGGTTGACCTGGACGGCTTTGCCGTTGGTGGTATTAAGATCAACGGTCTTGATGCGTAACATAATCATTATTTTTGACAAAACAAGGAGGGTTCCACAATGGGAAACGAAGAAATGGCACAGGAAAGAACGATGACATCAGCTGCCACTGCATCACAGAAAGCAACTGAAACAAAAGAGGAGAGAATGGAAAGACTCCGCAAAAAGTACAAAGAGATGGATGGAAAAATCTATGAGATCACAACAACCATCCAGGAAGATGATGATGAGGAAACAGAGTTTGACTTCATCTTCAGAAAGCCAGGAGTTCCATCCTATGAGCGTTATGCGAAGCTCTCTGGAACATCAACGGTGAAGGCATTAAAAACCTTCGTACTTGATAATATCTGTGAGGAACAGAATGCAGAGTTGAAGGATACACTTGAAGAATACCCTGCAATGGGAATCAGCCTGGGTGAGAAACTTCTCAATATGCTCGGTCTTTCTAAGGATACCAGAGTAAAAAAGCTTTAGACGAATGCATAGAGCAGGTCAAAGGAAACATTGTGGAGTATGGGAAGATATTGATATACACGTATCTTCCCAAGGAACTCCTTCCGGAAAACTTTCCCGATGTGGATTTTGATGAGTTCTTCAGAATCTATGCTATGGCTGAAGTAGCGAGAGAAATGAGAATTGAGGATATCGAAGTCGGGGTAAACAAGGGATATGTGGAAGCACACCCTGACGCAGACTAGAACCCCACATCAGGATAGATTGTGGGGTTCATTTTATACCAGGACAAAATCATGAGAGGTGATTACTCAATGGGTATGGAATCAGTATATCGTCTGTCAGTAGTTCTTGGAATGAATGACGGACTAACGAGCAACCTCTCAAGCGTCACAAGCAGTGTCACAGATAGCACTAAGAAATTGAATGATGCCTTTGGAACAGTACAGAAGGCAGGAGCAGCTCTCACAGGAGTAGGAGCTGGCATCATAGGAGCAGGACTTGCAACGGTCAAGTCCACATTTGACACACAGGATGCTCTTGGAGAGCTTTCTTCATTAGGAGTAACAGACCTGAAAGCCGTGGAAAGTGCAGCAAAGAGCTTTTCTGATACATGGGCAGGCACAACAAAAAGTGATTTTATCACAGCAGCATATGACATCAAATCCGGTATTGCATCACTTACGGATGAAGGTGTGGCACAGTTTACTGAACTGGCAGCTCTTACTGGTAAGGCTACAAAGTCAACCACAGAGGAAATGGGTTCACTGTTCGCAACCGGATATGGTATATATAAGAGCTCCTATGAAGATATGTCAGACTTAGAGTTCGGGGAAATGTTCTCCGCAGGTATTTCCACAGCGGTTAAAAATTACAAGACAGCAGGATCAGAGATGGCAAGTTCAATCTCCGCACTTGGAGCAACGGCTACAAACAACAATGTACCTCTGGAAGAACAGCTTGCAATACTTGGACAGTTACAGACAACCATGAGCGGATCAGAGGCAGCAACGAAGTACAAGTCATTCCTGAATCAGGCAGCATCAGCAGGAGAAAAGCTTGGTCTTACATTTACGGATGCAAACAATAACCTGATGTCAACACCGCAGATATTGGAACAACTGAAATCCAAGTATGGAGACACCATTGATGCGGTTGAAAAGCAACAGTTGAAAGAAGCATTCGGAACGGATGAGGCGGTTGCTATGATTGACCTTCTCTATGGAGATATAGATGGTCTGTCTGGTGGAATTGACTCGATGGCAGATAGTATGAAACGAGGTACCGATGTCACACAAGAGATGGCGGAGGCAATCAACAATACGCCTGCACAGAAGTTTGAAGTATTGAAACAGCAGATACATAACAATGTGGAGGAACTTGGAAATGGTCTCCTTCCTGCGGTAAATAACACGATGGACAAGGTGAGTGGTCTCATTCAGAAAGGTTCGGAGTGGATAAGTAACAACCAAGAAACAGTACAGACAATTATGAATGTTGCAATGAAACTTGGAATTGTGCTTGTGGTACTGGGTACCGTTATCGGTGTAGTCGGAACAGTAGGAAAAGCAATCATGTCAGCAAAGACAGCCATAACAACAATGAAGACTGCTTGGACAGTATTGAGTGGAGCATTCGCTGCATCCCCTGTCGGGTGGGTGGTCATAGGAATTGTTGCATTGGTGGCAGCGTTCGTCCTTCTATGGAACAAGTCAGAGGCATTCAGGAACTTCTGGATCGGCTTATTTGAAAATGTGAAGGGTGCGGTCACACAGGCATGGAGCACACTGCAACCTGCACTGGAAAATCTAGGTCAAAACCTGATGAAACTGTACGAAGCAGCAAAGCCGATTCTTGAAATTATCGGAGTTATAGCAGGCGCAATTGGAACTGTGTTTGTCGGAACATTCGTGGGTGCAATTCAGGGCGTATTAGCCGCACTGACACCACTGACAAATGCACTGTCTAGCCTGGTCTCATTTGCGACAAATGTCGTGAGTGCGATTGTCGCATTATTTAGGGGTGACTTTTCGGGAGCTTGCGACTTTGCATCCGCAGCGGTCGATGATCTGAAAAATTTCTTCATCAACGGATTCAATGCAATTACCTCATTTATAGGCGGATTTGTAGACGGATTTTTGAACGTGGTCGGTGGTGCTCTATCAGCAATCGGAATTGATGCAAGTTCTGCAATTTCAGGAGTGAAGGAAACTGTATCAAACGGACTGAATGCGGTGAAGGGTTTCTTCGGAAATATTATGGGAGCAGCAGCTGACACAGCAAAAGAAAAATTATCCAATATCAAGAATGCCTATGAGCAGAACGGTGGTGGAATCAAGGGCGTTGTAGCAGCATCACAGGAAGCAGTAAAAGGATACTTCACATCAGGTCTGACATTTATTGACAATCTGACAGGTGGAAAACTGACAGGAATCAAGCAGAAATTCCTTGATGGAATGAATGGAGCAAAGAGTGCAGTGACAGGTGTGCTCGACAATGTGAAGTCTTCGTTCCAGTCAAAACTAGACGCTGCACATTCTGTTGTTTCAGGATTCGTTGGAAAGCTGAAGAGTGCTTTCAGTTTCAATTGGAAGCTTCCTGATCTGAAAATTCCACACATTAGTATAAGCGGTGGCGTTGCACCATTCGGTATTGCAGGAAAAGGATCACTTCCAAGCTTTGACATCCAGTGGTATGCAAAAGGTGGTGTCATGACGAAGCCGACAATCTTCGGAGCATCAGGAGGAAATCTGCTAGGTGGAGGAGAAGCAGGAGATGAAGCAATCCTTCCACTGTCCGCTTTATGGGACAAGTTAAGACAATTCATTCAGGAAGAGATAACCTAAAATGACCTAAAATGAAAAATTAAACCTGTACTTTGACAACTGAAAATGGCTATAAAAGG